GGATCTTTACCACCAAGAGTAGTAAGACTGTTCTCTATGTACCAACCACCAGGTCCTTGGAAAGCATGTGACCATACTTTTGCCCATGGTAGTTCTTCTCCATCAGGTGCAGGTAAGAAACGGATGACAGCATAACCGTTACCTGCTTTATCGACCTCTAGTTTCCATAGTCGTTCGTCGGCACCGCTTGTGCCTTTACTGTTCATTTTCTCTATCTCGGTGGTCAACTTGGAGGTCAAGCTACCAAGGCGAGATTGTTTTTTTAGATTTGCAAATGTCATAAATTTGACTCGTAGTATTCGTCGGATTGAATAGATAGGTGGATTAACACCTTGCATAGTGCAAGTATAGTATAAACAACTATTTAGGTCTTGTCAAGTGTCTCAGGATATCATCACAAATGATTTTATGTGCTGATTCATTGGGATGTTTTCCCTTCTCTCTTGGCAATGATCCTTTCTTGTATACCAAATCCACAGGTAGATTAAAATCATAATCTCCTATCCATAGTATAACATGTGGAACGTCTTCTAGGTATGATCTTATCAAGGTGTAATACATTTTCTCATCTAAGATACCAAAGTGATCATCGTAGATATGTCTATAATATTGTTCCCAGAAATCATTGTTGCCTGTCAAGGTACAAGGATACCTTACTCGTTGCCATGGACTTTTTCCTGATACCAATGGGTTGTCCATCTTATCCTTGTTTTTAAAATCGTAACACTCAGTTCTCAGTCTTTTTGTCATCTGTATGATGAATAGATCATAATCTTTTAGATTAGTATCTAATAGCATTCTAACTATCCTTCTGTTACTACCCCCAGAAGCAGCAAAATTATATTCCTCTGCACCTAATTCATTGCATAGTAATCTACTATACCTAGACTTTGGAGGATCTAATAGATCCTTTCCATAAGTATGTGAGCAACCATTAACGTAAACCTTCATAGTAATTCACTATATCATTGGCAAGAATCTTATGACCATCTTCATTGGGATGACCAAACTCTGCTTTAGGTAGACTTCCTCTACGATATATTAGATCAGCAGGTACGTTACAGGATGGTGAAAATATACTATCGTTGTGTAGTAATCCTATGATAACATGTGGTTTATTTTTTAGCAGTGCTCTAATCAAAGTGTAGAAAATTTTCTCATCAGATTTACCAAACTCATCGTGGTATATCTCATGATAATATTTTGTCCAGAATTCTTTCTGAGGATTCTTATCTCCCACATCTTTTGTTCTTGTATTATACTTTACTTTCTGCCACTGTGATCCATCATAGTATTCAGTTCTCAATCTCTTTGTCATTTGAATAACAAAAAAATCATACTGATCTAAGTTGTGCTCCATCAGATTTCTAGCAAGTCTTCTATTACTTGACCCACACATTGAGACATTATACTCTTCAGCACCAAGTTTTTTAGATACTAATGAACTATATCTGTTATCTAATCTCTTTGATAGTTCAGCACCATAGGTGTATGAACAACCATCAAAATATATTCTCATAGTAATCTTAGAATGTCACTTGCTATTAATTTATGCCCATCAGCATTAGGGTGTCCACCTCTTGCTTTTGGATATCTATCTCTCTCTAATTCAAGATTGAAATTTAGATTTGAGTCCCAATTATTGATTGTCATCAGAAATAATGGAACATCATGTGCTTTGCAGTGATCTTTTATATTTTGAAATATTATATTCTCCTTTGTTGTACCATAGTGTTCATTGTAGACACTTGAGTAATAGTGAAACCAGAATTGTTTATCTTTATCATCCCAATATTTGTGCCACTTCGGTTTGTTTGGTTTCCATAGAGGTGTGACATTGATACCTACCCTGACAAATTCTTTTTTAGACTCATCATAGTACTCTGTTCTACTTGGATATGACATCTGAATTATTGCCATATCATATTCTTTTATATTATTATCAATCAGTAGTTGTCTAAGTATTCTATCATTACTTGCCATGGGACGTGAGAAATTATGTTCCTCTGCCCCCATCTCTTTAGATATAATTGCACTGAATCTTTCGGTTTCGTTGTCCTCTAATTCACCACCCCATGTCCATGAGCAACCATCAAAGTATATTTTCATAATATTCGATCATTTGTTCAGCATGCATTGCATGACCTTTCTCATTAGGATGACCACCAGAGTGTCTTGGCACCTCATCGCAGTATATATCATACGATAACTTTGATTGTTTTTTATTCTTTACAGTAGCAAGAATCAAAGGAACATCATTTGCTTTACAATAACTTCTAATTGCAGTGGTATGCATGTCTTCGTATGCATCACCAAACTCCTCTTCATAGACATGTCTATAGTAGTCCAACCATACCTTATCTTTAGGATCAAGTTCAGCATTTTCCAGTATGAGTTTTCTGTGCTTCTTACAATATCTAATATTACGAAGTTGTTCAAGAGATAGTTTTGCCACACCCTCCCAGTTTCTATTGTTTACAAATTTTTTCTTCTCTTTGTCGTAGTATTCTTGTCGCTGTGGATATGTCAATTGTATGATGACAAGATCAAACTGACGTATATTTTTGTGATCTACAAGAAGTTGCCTGACCATACGAGTGTTGCTTGCACCACACTTTGCAATATTATATTCCTCTGCACCTAACCTATCACATATTATCCTACTATAACGTGACTGATATGGATCTTTTAGTTCAGCACCCCAACACCACGAGCATCCATCAAAGTATATCTTCATCTTTAGATTTGTATGCCCATTCTGTAGTGTGACCTACACTCCACTTCTCTGTATTCTCTACCTGATAGTTCTGTGAACAAACCTCAAAGTCTGGGGTCTGTTTGTCTTCTGGTATCAAACTCATGTCTCTCCATTGCACTCTATTGTTTGGTTGTGCTGCAAACTGTCCATTGTCTAGTGCTATGATGTTGAATGACTTGTGTTCTGGGTCATCCTGACTATAGTTTGTGTTCAATGTAGATGATTGTGCATGACAATTGTCTATAGTAAAACAATACTGTCCGTCATGCATCTGTTTGTCCTTACCAAAGAAAGAACAGCGATTGAGTAAAGGTTTCTCTATGACAGTCAGATCATAGTCAAAACAATCCCATAACTGTAGTGTGTCGAGTGGTAATAGTTCGTCTGGGTTGTAATCTTTCTTCCATACGAATGCACTGAGTGGTAACTTGTCAAACAATGCACCGTAGTCTGTCAGTAATGTCTCAAAGTACAATGCTTTGTGCTGCACACTCTTGACTGAGATCCATGTGCCAGGTGTTATCTCACCATGACCTTTCTGATGGTCGTATAAGAATTCTTTTCTCACATGCACCGAGTACGGTGGTAAATTATGAATCAAAAATGACATTATTGTTGTAGATTTTTTTGTACGTTTTCAAGTGTTGTTTTCATGTTAGTAAATATCGTACCCATGTCTGTGTCTCCAAACCCAAGTTCTTGTGCATGAGTTGCAATATAATCTTTCATTTTCTTTGCTTCTTTATCATCTGTCAATGATAATCTTGTCCACATAATCTGTTGTCTCTCAAGTAACTCCATCACTGTATCTATGTGCTCCACTTTTGCCTTAGGTGACATCGTAGGAAACTTCATAATGACATCGTATAATTCTTTTTGTAAGCAAGTTATCTCATGCATTTCATTTTTTACTTGCTCTGAATCAAAGAATGTACTCACTGTTGACCTCCTTCTTTACTCATAAGATACTGCCTATATTTTTGTTTGTCAATATTTAGAAATGGAATATATTTTCTTATCTTCATACCAACCACCTTCCATACAGGATCTTTCAATTGTTTATCATAGTCCTTACAATACCCAAATAGTTTTTCATAAACACACATCTCTTCTGCACTCACATTACCTGCAAGGTGCTCCTTGAGTATGGGTGGATGACCACTAGATGCATCAAACAATTCCTCATAGGTGTATTGATCCATCAGTTCATCTGATTTCTGTTTGAAATTATAGTACATGCTCTGCTGTCTCCTCTGCCATTGTTTATAGACACCTTCACCAGACCTGATGATATTTCCTATCCATAATCCCTGAGGATTATCTGTGTCCACAAAGTTTGCAAGAAAGAAGTCTCTTATCTCTGCATCTTTATACTTTCTTGACATTTTTTCAAAAAAGTATCTGTCTTTTCTTTTATAAAAAGAATCAATCTTTGCCTTTGATCTACCACCATATCTGTGGTAATCATACTTATCTCTGGTAAAGTGATTCTTGTATCCAAGATACTCTTTGTAAGTATCGAAGGGTGTCATAGGTTTTTTGAGCATCACAATTAGATAGCAAGGAACTTTGCCCTTGATGTTCTCTTCAAATAGTTTAGGTTCATTGCATTACCTTTCAACTTTTCTTTCATTGGTTTAGTAATGAGTTTAGAAACTGATTCAATCTCTATACTATTCTCTTCACAATAATGACATATCGCTTCAATGTAATTCATGTCATTATTATTCTGGACAAGATTTTCAATGTCATTAGTAAATTTATCTTGACATAAGAACTTGTTCTTTAGAACTGCTCTCATTTCGTTTTTAGTTGCCATTTAGTTTGTCCTCAACAAATTTTTCGATGTACTTGACTAATAGTTTCATATACTTTATCTTATCATACTCTTCGTAAACAGTCACCTCCCCATTCTCACAGGTCATGAGAATAACAAGTTTCTTTACAGGTATATCAGTTAGTTCATAAAACATACAAGCATATGCTGCTGCTTGTACAAAATAATTCTCTATCCAGTCTCTCGGTTTAGGTTTCGCAGCAGTTTTGAAATCAATAATGGATAGTTCACCATTATATTCTGCTATACAATCAACAGTTCCAGCAACACCCAACTCGCTGCTGTATAAACTTTTCTCTAGTGC